GCAAACCGTGCGAAGGACGAAATATTGTTCGAGGGCGTGGATATAAAGGACCCGGTGACGTTCAATCCGGCGACCGGGGAGAAATTGTCTGGCCACGGTGATGTGGAACTCGTTGATGGCGGCGACACGGTCGTTATCACTCGGACAAGTGATGTTGGTCCGGGCGGACCGTCAACGTTCAAGTATCGCCTGAACTTGCGGTGGCCGAATTAGCTTTGTCGAGTAGTCCTGTGAGGTAGTAGTCCCACGTCACTCCGTCAGGCTTGCCGGCTTTGAGCTTCTCGAAGGTTTCTTCGGTGACTTTGATGTTTTTTCGAGTCATGGCAGCGCCCTCGCTCCGGCTTTGAATTGGGCGTCTACTCGGCTTAAGTCTGTGAGTTCACCGTTTTTCCAGACGCCTTCGTTCTGTGGTTGTTCGAGCCGTCCGGTGAAGAAGACGAGATGGCCGTCTCCGTGGGAGTGTTCGCGGGTGTCCTGTTCGACTTTGCGCTCCTCGGGGGCGGCAAGGCTATGCGAGCAGTCGGGGTGAAGGCATTCGTTACGGTACTGCATTGTTATGCGTTCTCCCCGGTTTCGTTGCGGACGATTGAATGTTCGGTGGCGGTGCTTCCAACGTTCTGGATGTGGTCGGACACGTTGGGGTCAGCTCGGAACTCGGCCCAGTCGCCGTCGTTGCCATCGACTGGCGTTGCGAGGATGCGGTAGTCGATAGAACCGCTAACGGGCGATTTGTTTTGTTGTGTTTTTGTGACTGTCCATTCTTGAGTTTCTCCGTGTTCGGTTCGGGTGGTGAAGGTGTCGTCTTCGGTGAGTTCGGCGAGTAGTTCTGCGTCGGACGGGGTGTCGTCGGTTGTGGTTGCGTTCATTGCTACACTTACGTCTACGACCCCACCCCTAATAAAAGTATCCCAATAAAATCCCAGTCGTATCCCAATCTCATGAGTTGTTGCACAAATCAGGCAGCCCTCGCCCAAGACCCCACCCAGACCCAGACACTAAGACGCGAACTCGTCGGCAAGATGAACAAACGCTTCCGTCGAGTCCGAGGCCTCATCCGCGAAACCGTCGTTGAGAACGACGCGCTCCACATCGGAGCGGACGCCCGGTTAGCGGATCCACGAGACGCCTTCCGCCGACTCCCCGACGAACGACTCGCCGACGAGTTCCAAGCATGGCTACGGGACGTACTCCGAGCTGAAGTGTTAGAGCCACTGCCGTTACCGCGAGTCCGCCGGGGCGAACACTGGCTATCGAAGTACATCAAACTCGCCTACCAATCCGGCGCACGACTCGCAGGCCGCCGCCTGAACGCCGAAGGCGTCTCAGTAGAGGACCAGGATGTTGCGGCGTTCATCCAGTTGCCCGTAAGCCAACAGCAGTTGAAGCGCGTCTACTCCCGTGCTTACAGCAATCTCAAGAACATCACGGACGACGCGGCCACCGAGATACGAGAGGAACTCACTGAAGGGCTTGCGGCGGGGGACAACCCCAGAGAGATGGCGTCTCGGTTGAATGAGCGCGTTGAAACCCTCACGAACACGCGAGCGACGGTTCTCGCAAGAACAGAAATATTGGAGTCGCACAACGAGGCCGCCATTTCTCGCTACGAACGCGCAGGCGTCGATAGCGTCTCTGTGTCGGGCGAGGTTTTGACGGCGCAAGACAGTAGAGTGTGTCCGCTCTGCGAGCATATCGCGGGTGAGACGTTCTCAATGGATGAGATGAGAAGTGAGACATTCACGTATGAGGCGGGTGAGGATGAACCCTCGTCGCTTTCGGGGGAATATCGGATTCAGCCGCCAATCCACCCACAATGCCGGTGTTCAGTAATTCCTATCGTTAATTAGACATAACCATGACTGACGGAGAGCAAGCCACAACCCTGAGCCGCATCGCCCACCTCACCGAAACCAGTGAGGGAGACTACCCCCACACCGTACACGGCGTCGCTCAAGGCCCTGACGAGTTTACGAACGGCCTGAACGGGCCGAAATACTGGCCTGCCAGCGAACTTGAACGTGCCGCCCCAACCCTCGAAGGCACCCCTGTCTATGCCAGTCATGGCGACGAGAGGGAGCAGATTGGAGAAGTCACGCAGTCCGCCTATCAAGACAGTGTTGGCGTCGTCTACGAAGCCGGGCTAGAGGACGCTGAGATAGCTGAGGAACTATCGCTCGGCCAGCGAGAGGTAAGTATCGAAACGAGTGTTGCGGGCGGCGTGGACGAACACGAGGAGACTGGCGCGGCAATCCTCCGCGAGTGGGAGTACGTTGGTCTTGCGACGCCTGAGCAAGGCGCGAGCGAGGGGAACTACACCGCGCCGGGCAGTGTGGGCGACAATCCTGCCGTGGCCGCACTATCCGCGGGCGCTATCCGTGGCGCACTCACCGAGTCCATCACCGATGAGGCCGTAAGCCCCGAGACTGGGCAGGCTGAGGGGATGGGTGTAGACGCGACAACCACTAGCGATTCCCAGACTACTATGACTGACGACAACAACGACCCGGACGTCTCGGCGCTCCTAGAGCGTGTTGACGAGAAGGACGAACGAATCGAGGAACTGGAAGCAGAACTGAGCGAGAAGGACAACCGCATCGCGGAACTCGAAGACCACGGTGAGGAAATCGAGGAAGTCAAACAGTCCTACGCCGCGGCGCTTGCGGGCGAGGACACGATGCTCGACGAAGAGGACTTCGTGGAGCGATTCAGCGTGGCGGAACTCCGCGAGAAGGTAGACGAGCGTGAGGATGCCCAGCTTGCGGACCCTGAGCCGGACGTGCAGGCCGGTAGCGGCACCGACACCGAGAGCGAGGAAGAGGCTGAGCTTTCGGCGGACAAGGAGGTTCTTGAGGACCGCATTGCGGCGCTCAAGGGCGCGGGCATGACCGAGAAGGCGAACGAACTGAAAGCGGAACTGGAGGAAGCCAATGAGTAAGACTGAAGGAGAGGTTCTGTACTCTGGTGCAACGACCGTCCCCGTGCCGGACGCGGACAACAACACGTCTGCGGGCGATGCGGTGGCCCTCTCCGGGGGCGACCTTGAACCCGCGGACGGCGACAGTAACGAACGACTTGGCGTCCGCTGTGAGGGCCGACAGAGCGGCGATCAAACCACCGTTCTCCTTGACGGTGTTGTGGTTGCCGCTGTCGCCACGGGGACGGGCGCGGGTGTTCGCGTGGACATCGGGAACGCGACGAACAGCACGGCGGGGGAGTTCGAGGCGTCTGCGGGCGGCCCGGGCGTCACCCTGAGCGCGGAGGGTGGGACGTACAAGGGTGCGGACATCCCCGCCGGGTATGCCGCGGTCGCAATCGCGTAACGTAGTCAACCAATAAACGAGATTCTAAGCAATAATGCCTAGCACTAGCGACATCATCACGAACGACGACGTGCGGCAGATGGCTGAACTGGTTCGGAACAAGAAGTACCAGTTCCGCCGGTTTTTCCGCCGCCACGACGCAACGGACGCGAACAGCAACAGTTTCACTTTCCCCCAGGTTGACATCGATCTCGACCCGGAGGAAGTCGCAGAAATCCCTGAAGGCTCGGAATACCCGCGTGCGGACTTCACCTATGGGGACGCGAAAGCCGCCTACAGTAAGTACGGTGTGGAGCTTCCTATCCCGGATGAGGCTGTTGCGGACAGCTATCTCAACATCGTGATGGACGGGAACCGTCAGATGACAGAAGCCGAGGAGGAGCGAATGGACACCATTGCGTTCAACGTGGTAAACAACAACCTCTCGTCGGATGGGCCGATTGACGCGTCCGGTGATAGTTCGGGGACGCTGGAGTACGCGGACTTCTCGGAAGCGAAGTCTACGCTGTTCCAGAACGACGCGAGCCTCGAAAACCTCGTTGCCGTTGTGAACTCGGACGGGATGAGCGACTTAGAGCAGATGGATAAGTTCACGCAGGCGTCGGAACTCGGCGACAGCGTTGTCACCAG